CTTTGAATGGTTTTAATCATACTAGTCTTCAGAAAGCATTTGCTGAGCATGGTATAAAGTATACGATGGCAGATAAAAATGCGGAATCTATTCCATTTATACACATAGATGAGGTTTCTTTCTTGAAAAGATCCTTTGTTTATAGTGTTGATTTATGTGCTTATATCGCTCCGTTAGATGAGAAGTCGATTCATAAGATGCTATCAGTCTGGGTTAGATCTCGTACTATCTCCAGTCAAGAGCAGATGATTGCAGTGATGTCTCCGCAGTTAGGGAATACTTCTTTTATGGAAGGACTGTGTTTGAGGAGAAGACTTTATTACTTCAAAGAGTAGTTAGAAAGTGCGGCCTTGTTCCTTGGGTTGTGCCTTCTACTTTTCCTACTTATGAGTCTCTCGTGGAGCAATTCAAGAGAGCAGGAAGGAAAAGTTTGGGCGTTTTTCCTACGTCCCCCTATTGTTTAATAGGAAACCAATAAGGAAAATGATAGTATAGTTACTGATAATTTTGTAGTTTAGTAGTTTATAAACAATTTTGTAGAATGGATAGTATCATTTTTGACCTCACCAGAGCGATCCTCGAAGTCTCTATTTAGAGATGTTTAGGTTGGGTAACAAAGCAAATTGCTCCTTTGGAATTAATGGTTTAATATTCCAATTGTATTCAAATATAACCGGTAGTTGTTTAAAAAGTTTTGAATTAGAAGATTTAGTACCGACGCCATCTTATGGTCGAGGTTTTAGGAAGTTAGAGGATGTTATCACAACGATAGTACACGATTTGGACTGGGGAGAAAGGCAAAGAATGATCGCTTTATTGCGAGATTTATCTTTGTCTCGTGGAACAAAAAGTTTTCCTTTTAGTGATTATGCACTCTTAACGTTACAAGCGGGAGAAGAAGAAGCAACGGAGGTACGGGGCTCTGCAGCCACAAGCTCAGTGTCGACAACCGATGAAGTTTTAGCTTCTTTCGAGGATAAGACTTCTGGTAATTCGTATGTTAATATGGGTTATCCAGATAGTAGTTGTGTTAAAGATTTCATGCCTGCCGCAGAGTTATCTGACTTTTTGTCTAGACCTGTTAGGATTTTAAGTGTTAACTGGGTTGAAGGAGATAATTTAACAGTTCAAGGTGATCCGTGGTATGATTACCTTAACTTTGCAACAGTTAAAAATAAGATTCAGAATTATGCCTACTTTAGAGGAAATTTGCATATCAAGGTAGTAGTTAATGCATCTCCATTTTATTATGGAGCTGCGATGTTAACTTATAGACCAAATTCTTTGCTGACGCCATCTACGATAGCACCAGCATTGAATCATACAGTAGGACCAACATTAATTCAGAATCAGTTGTCACAACGACCACATATTAAGATTTTTCCACAGACTTGTGAAGGGGGAGAAATGGTGTTACCATTTTTCTGGCACAAGGATTGGGCTGATTTGACATCAGAAACTGAAATTCGAGGTTTAGGTCAGTATACGTTATGGTCCATCGTGCCATTGGGTCAAGCTAATGGAGTGACGGGATCGGGTTGTGATATTCAAGTCTTTGCTTGGATGGAGGATGTGAGACTATCCGGGCCATCGTCTGGTTTAGTTTTGCAATCTGGTGAAGAAGATTATGAGGATGATTGGGTCGTCCAGGCGTCCGAGTATGATGGTCCTATTTCAGGACCAGCATCTGCAGTCGCAAAAATTACGAGCGGTTTAGCTAAGGTTCCATATATTGGGCCTTATGCTAGAGCTACCTCAATGGTCGCTTCTGGTATTGGTGCATTAGCTTCCCTTTTTGGGTTCACTAATGTACCTGTCATAAGTGATGTGATGCCATATAGACCGAGTGCTTTTTCGGCATTATCTTCATCAGAGATTTCTGCGCCTGTGGATAAATTGTCAATTGATCCAAAAAATGAATTGACGATAGATTCACGGGTTGTGGGTTTAGACGGTTCAGATGAGATGCTCATTTCTAATATTATAGAAAGGGAGGCTCTCATTGATGTAATTCCTTGGGGTGGAGGACAAGTGAGTGAGACTAATTTATGGTCATACAATGTGTGTCCACAGCTTGTTAAAGCTGTTACCACAGGTGGTATTTCGTATTATGCTCAGACTCCTCTGAGTTTGGTCACCAATATGTTTTCATATTGGCGCGGTAGTATAATAGTACGTTTTAAAATAATTAA